TGCTGTACCCGATGCACTGCTAAACACCAAAGAAAACCCTTTAAAAGTGGCTCTAGCCGCAGTTAATTGAATTCCTGATGCGTCATTGGCGATAGTAATAGTTGCACCAATTAAACTGCCCTCAGATGTAATAGCAACGTTTTGTTGAGAAATTGTCAGAGGGGCGTTAGAAATCTTATAGTTTTTACCGCCAGTTAAAATTATTGTGCCGCCGCCATTGGTTTGTACATAATTAATAGCCGCTTGCATTGCAACAGTGTCATTGGCTGTTCCATTGCCAACTGCACCAAAATCTTCGGGGCTAACAGTTTGACGCAACTTAGCTTGTACCGTAGTTGCTACAGCACCTGTACCAGCAGGTGTGTAAGCTACAGTGTTACTAGTATCAGCATACGTTTTAGTATTGACATCATTAAGCCAAGGAGACTCGATGACCGTCCCACTAGTAAATACAGTTGAGGTCATAAAGACTCCTTATTAAACACCCATGATTACTTCAACAGTAGCACCTGTACCAGTAATAGCAGTTACGTTAGCACGAACATATCTCCAAGTACTTACAGATGTACTGCCATTTGTAGCTGTAGTAGTACCAGATAATGTGTACGTATCAATGGTTACCCAATTAGATTTATCACCATTAAAGGTAGCTGTTTCATTAGAACCTTGAATAAGAACTGTAGCAGTTACAGAACCTGTTCCAGTAACAATAGCTTGAAACGTACTCCAAGGACTTTCTTTGTAGGTAGGCGAAGAAGCACCAGTAGTTGTTCTAGAAAGAACACCACTCCAAGCAAAGTAGCGAGGTTGCTCACCACTCTTAATAAATACAGTATTCATTTTAAACTCCCATCTTGCCGATGTTTAACACATTAAGAAAGCAGCATTCTTATCTCTATCATTAGCGATGGAGACAGTAATGCTGTTTCTTTATCTTTTAACTACTTGTCTTAATAGGCACGAGTTTGGGCAGACAACATAAAGTCAACAATCATGTCTGCTGTAGTAGGAGCAGTTGCTGCAGCTTTACAACCAAAACCCATACCCAAGTTTGTAGCATTGGGGAAGGTAGCAACCATTGTTCCAGTAGATGCACCTACATCAACAGAACAAACCTTTGCATCATTAACAAATACATCAATGTTACCTTTACCATCATAGTACCAACCCAACTTAATAAATGTGGCATCAACAAGAGTAGCAACAGTAGTAGTACCACTTGAGTAAGCAGTAGCAGCTAATGAGGCACTGCCTTTACGAACAACAAAAGTGATTGCGGTTGAACCAGCAGCTTTGTTAAAGTAGATACCATCAGTAGGAGTTAAAGCAGCAATAGAACTGGCTACACCAACTTGTAGTTGATTGTTAATAGCAGTAGTAGCTTTAAATGCAGTATAGAACCAAGCTACTTGAGTAGGAGGAGCAGTAGCTGTGATTGTATTGGTGGCAATGTTAAAGTTAAGGGGATTAGATTGGATAGCACCAATGTTGCCAGTAACACTAGAAGCACCACCAGTAGTAGAAATTATTCCACCATTACCAGTAACAAGACCAATAGTTTGGTAGCTTGAAGTGTTAGTTACAGTCCAATCACCAGCAACATATTGAAAGAAATCTTCAAAGTCTACAGACAAGTCTGTGGGATCAGGGAGGGGATATTGTCCTAGAGTAGAACCAATTGCTTGTGTAGATACACCAGCGGGGAAACGGGTAGGGGAAGCCATGATAAATCCTTTGACGTTGTTTAAGTTAAACAACGCTCTATTTCTAGAGCGTCATTGGAGACAGCATTCTATGTCACATTTTCTTTTTAGACATAGGTGCTTTTGAGGCCATTTTTTTAGTAGCCATCATCTTAGTTCCAGCCATTTTTTTAGCAGGAGCCATTTTTTTAGGTGCTGCTGTGGTTGGCATCACTCTTTTTTTCTGTAATCCATAAGCCATGATAAGTTTCCTTTATAAAAAGAACCCCCTCTTTTTAGGGAGGGGGGATTGTTACTAATAACAATTAGGGACCGTTAGAACCCCAAACAGCACGAGGATCAGACCAACCAAAACTATAACGCTCGTAGCCTTTGGCTTTAGCATTCATAGTATCAAAGTCATTGTCTTGATCAAACATGATGGCATGACGCTCATAGTACTTCATACCAGTACCACCAGGGATGGTGTTACGGATAAACCAAGCATGGGGGCTTGAGAAGTAGTGGTTCACTTTAAAACCACCTGGCAGATAATTACCAGACTTAATGACGTTGATGTCATTATTGGCATTACCTGGTTGGTAAGTAGAACCAAGGATACGCTGAGCATTAAACACTTCTTGGCGAGCAATGTGCAAAGTGTCAGGTTGAATAGCGACTAACAAACCACGGTCATTTTGCAGACCCATGATTGCAATCACTGCATCTTCCAAAGCAGCTTCGGACAAGTCCACATCAACAGCAGCTTTATTAGCCCAAGTACCACCAGTGGTATTGGTGTGAGCTGTAGAGCAAAGCTCAACACCATCACCGCCTTTATAAGTGCTATTGAAAGCACGGTTGTAAACGTTAGCAGCTACGTTTTCTTTCGTTTGACGGAAAGACATAGCCAAAGCTGCAGCACGTTGTTTGGAGATTTGCTCATAGAGGTTATCGTCCATTTCTTCTTTAGTTACGATGTAACCCATTGCATATGCAACGTGTGTATAGCGAGTTACGTAACCTTGAACTTCAGAATCATACTGAACGCCAGAGCCTTGTGACTTGACTGGTACAAGACCAAATCCAGTCAGTTGGACATCTTCTTCATAGTTTTGATTTGAAGTGTCTTTATCAAACAAATCCACATACTCTTCAGGATGCTCATTGTAAGTTTGTCCCCACCAAGCTTTAATACCAGGCCATAAGGCCTTGGGATGGGAACTGGTTGTGATAATGCCTGCCATAATCTATTCTCCTAATTAAATGCCAGCAGTGCCAGTAGAGGCGCTGTAAACATGGTTATTGATCCGTACCAACAGTTTTGCATAAGCAGCACCAGGTTGATTATCTACACGCTGAGTAAAGCCCAGAAGTTTCAAGTTGGCAGTGGTGCTATCTGTAAGAGTAGCAGCAGTTACAGTACCTGAATCACTATAGTCAGTAGCACCAGCAGCAATCAAGAAGTTGGTATTACGACCAATATCAGTAACGGCAGTAGGAACAGTTTGACCATCTTGAATTTCAAACACAATGTTTGCGTCATCAGCAACCATAGCATATTGAACAGTAGTGGCACTTGCTTGGATACTGCGAATAGTCAAATCAATGTTAGAGGCAACCAAGCTAACTCCAGGAGGAGCAACAAGGAAACCAACTACAACACCAATGATTGCAGAACCAGCAACACCAATAGCAATACCAGCAAGACCATTAGTATCCGCACTACCACTTAAGGTAACGGGATCACCAATGTACAAGTCGGCACTATTAACGGGAACAGAGTACAACCGAGCTTGTCCTGTGTAGGGTGCTCCGCTGAGATAGCTGACGGGTTTTAAGCCGCCAGGACGATTTACGTTTGCCATAAAAGCCTCCAGATAAATTAAGTAAGTTTGATTCCGTCATTAGGAACATAAAAGCCTTGGTGATCACCAGTGACTTTACCGTTACGTATAGCGGCATCAATACGGTTGTTTTTCACTTGAAATTCGGCTTGATCTTCCTCGTACCATTCTTGCCGTATTTTCATTAAGTATCCAAATTGCTCAGTGCCTTCAGCACGAGGATTTACAAGATACCTAATTCTTTCTCCAAGGTCGCCATTACGACTAACCACATTTTCACTTACTCCACCTACCTCTATAGGGCTAACAAATTCATAACCACCATCTAGGGCTTCTTGAATACGACTTCCAGTATCGGTAAAGATGTGGAGATGGTATCCATCAATTTGCTGCCTTACACTAAGCTTAACTTCTGTGCCATTAAATACATTACGGCGTTTTCGCACTGTACCACTTCCTTGTGGGTTTGTGGTAACAGTAGAAGCAGTAGAAATAGATGCTTCCCTTTCTGCTGCTTTCTCAATCAGACGATCTCGCTTTTCAAATTCGTTAAGAGCACGTGGCATATTGTTTCCTTTTAAATTGGTTTGTCAAGGGGTTTTTTAATTCCAGTCAAAGTCTTCTACATATTGTTCACGGGTCATAAGCTTTTGCTTAACAAACCGATCACAAGCAGCCTTGGCTTCTGAGGGGAGGTTTTCATAGGATTGAGCATTACTGCTACTCCTACTTTGTCTACCTGACCCTGATTCCACTCGGTTAATACTAGGACTTTTAGACTTTCCTCCAAACCTATTGGGGAATTCTTCTGCTAGTGCCTCATCTAATTTTTCAAGAAAAGCTTGTCCTTTGAGACCAGGAAACTCTAATCGAAGCCCTTCACCAAGACCATTAGCAATACTAGTCATACGCCGATCTTCACCAAACCAAGAATTTTTATTCAACCAAGATTGCAAATTGGGGTCAACTGCAACTGTAGTTGGTTCTTCGGGTACGCTAATAACATCCTTAACGGCTTGCTTTGCTTCTTTTAAATCTTCTTTGGCTTCATCTAGTGCGTCATCTAAAGCACTAACTTTTTGCCCATCACCATCACTTATGGCTTGAGCACGACTTTCTTTTATTTCTTGAATACGTCTTTCGTATTCATTAGCCTTACGCTCGTAAGATTCTCTTTGAAACTTTTTAAATTCTTCAGCAGCTTCTCGAA